TTGTTGATGGACTCCGCCACGCTCGGGTCGGTGACCTTGTCGATCTGCTCGCGGAGCTTCCCGAAGTCCTTCCCGAACGCGGATGCGGCCTCGCCGGTGACCTTCCCCGACGCGCCCAACTTCCCCAAGCTGGTAGTCAGCTTGTCGACGTTCGGCGGGGCCTTCTCACCGATGTCCGACAGCTTGGACACGGCGTACACCAGCGCGCCGATACCGGCGATGATGATGGACGCCTTCGCCGCCTTGCCGAGCGTGGCGAACGCGGCCGCCAGTCCGGCCAGTCCGCCGCCCGCAGCCACCGAGGCGGCCTGTAGCGCGGCGATACGGGCTCCAAGGGCCGCGACGCCTGCGGAGATGGCTGCTGCTCCCAGGCCGGCGAGCTGGACGAGCTTGAGCGCGGCAGCGAGCTGGATCAGGGTGCCGACGACCTCGGGCGGTACTGCGGACACCAGCTTCGCGACGGCGTTGACCAGGGTCAGCATCGTGGGTCCGGCCTCGGCGGCGCCCTCGAACAGGTTGCCTACCGCGTCGCCGATGTTGCCGAGGGTCTCGCGTGCCTCATCGCCGTTCGCCCTGATGTAGTCGATCACGCTGGACAGGGGGCCGTCGACGGAGCCCTCCGACAGCAGCCGCAGGACGTGGACGAGCTTGTCGCCCATGCTGTCCAAGGTGCGGTCGGTGAAGTCGTCGAACCTCTTGGACGCCGCGTCGAACCCCGGGGTGGCTACGGCCCCACCCGCCAGGGTGATCATCCGGTCGAGTTCGCGGGATGCCGTCTGCACCTGGGGGGTGAGGTGCGGCAGCAGCGCGTCCATCAGGGACAGGGAGTGGATGACGGGCTGCATGGTGTCGCCCGACAGGGAGTCGGACCACTGCCGGTAGGACTGCTTCAGGTTGGTCAGCGCGGCGGCAGCTTTCTGTGTCTCCGGCGGGAGGGTCGCCAGCTGCTTCTGATACGCCAGCTGCGCCTGAGCGGCCTCTGCCGAACCGGCGCCGTGCTCCTGGACGGCGTCGTTGTACGCCTTCTCGGCTTCCGCGGCCTCCGACAGGGGGCCGATCTGCCCGGCCACAGCGATCCCGAACGCCGTGGCCGAGGTGGCGGAGGCTGCCAGGGCGCCGGGCAGTCCGGCCAGCGCGGTGGTCAGCGGGATGATGGCCGGGGCAAGCAGCAGCAGACCCTTCAGCGAGGCGCTGGCGCCGCTACTGGCCGCGCTTCCGGCCGCCGCGGTGAGCGTGCCGGTCAGGCCGTTCAGGGCGCTGGTGTCGGGGTCGATGCGGACGGTGACGGTCTGGTTCATCGACGCCCACCGCACCGCTTCGGATACGTCGCGGCGCAGTTGCATGGGGTCGGCCAGGCGCAGGTTGACGGCCAGGCCCTGTCCGGTGCCGGCGTCGTTGAGGGCGGCCCGGACGTCGTTGCGGAGGCTGTCGGCGTCGACGCGGACGCGCAGCCGGATGTCGTTGCTGGCGGACTGGCGGAGCCGGTCGATGTCGCGGCGCAGCGCGTTGACGTCACGCGAGGCGGCGCGTGCGTCGCGTGACGTCTCGCGCAGCATGCGGGACAGGTCGGAGCCCTGCCCGGTCAGGCGGACACTGAGATTCCATTCGGACATGGTGCGGGCTCCCTTCCTGGCCTAGTGGTGGGTGTGCTGGAGATGCAGGGCGGCGTGCACGCTGGTGGGGATGAGGGCGACCTTCACGCCGTGCCCCTCATCGCCGTCGGGGATTTCCTTCTGCTTGTCGGCGAGGAGTTGGCAGCCGATGCAGCGGTGGGTGACGGCCCGGTAGGCGTCCTCGTCGCCGCCCGCGGATTCGTCCCACTCCTCCGCGCGGGTGCCGCAGGAGGGGCAGACCTGCTTGAGGTAGTCCTCGTAGGCGAGGGCCTTGCGCCGGTCGAGGTCGGTCCAGGTGCCGTCGCCGTGGCCGCGGAAGTAGCTGTGCGGTATGCGGTACTCCCTGCACAGCTGCATCTCGTCACGGAACTGGGCATCTTGGATCAGCCTTTTCCCAGGTCGGACCGCTTACGGCGCTGGACCGACCAGGCGGCGGCCCACAGGTCGTCCGAGTCGGCCAGCGACCACGTCCTGAGCGCGGTCGCGGCGTACTCCGCGGGCATCTCATCCACCGATGCGGCCGCGATCAGTTCGGGGGCGAAGGTGTCGAAGTGGAAGTCGCTGCCCTTCTCTTCGTCCTCCTCCTTGGGCGGGTGTTCGTTCAGGAGTGCCTGGAGTTCGTCCCGCTGGAGAGCCTTGAATGTCAAGGTCACCGTGATCGGGTCGTACTCCGCCGTGGCCGCGTCCAAGTCCGCCTGTGCGTCCTTGACCTTCTGCTCCACCAGAGCGCGTGCGTCCTTGTCGGCGTCCTTGCCCAGGGATTGCAAGTACTCGTCAGCTCGGGCGTGGGCCTGCTGGGCGGCCAGGTACCTGTCGCGGACGTCCGGGTCGGCACACAGCTTCAGCGTGCGGGTGGGCTTGGGCAGGTCGTTGAGGCGCTGCTCGAGCGCTGCCCAGCCGTTCGTGGTGGTCTTGCTGGTCATCGGTGGCTCTCCGAGAGGGAAGGCCCGGCCGGGCGCGCGTGGCGCCCTTCCCAGACACGCCAGGTGCCCGGCCGGGGGATTGTGGGGTGCGGCAGGCCGGGTCAGGTCAGGGTGGGCACGGTGCCGTTCTGGAGCGGCCGGGCCGTGATGGTGAACTGCACGGTGACCTGCGCGGCCTCGTTGTCGGCGGTGTACGCCTTGGAGCTGCTGACCACGGTCACCGGGAAGACGTCCATGCCCTTGGCTCCGGTCGTCAAGCCCTTGGAGAAGATGACGACAAAGCCGGTGGTGCCCTTGGCGAGGTCGGTCTCAATGTCGTCTGCGGTGGAGTCCTCGTACATCGTCCAAGAGCTGTCAGCCGCAGAGTCGTCGCCGCCGATCTTGCTGACAAACGTCGATGCCATGTCCGGCGTGTCGATCGGTGAGTTCTCGATACTGAACCCGTCGACGCTGGTGATCTGCCCCGAGTAGTCGGTGCCGGCGGTGATCTCCGCTTCGGTCGGCACGAGCGTTCCGGACGCGATGGCCGGCAGGAAATAGAACTTGCTGGTGCCCTTGCGGTTGAACCTTGCCATGGTGGTTGGCCCCTCGCGGATAGGGGCCGAACGTGGGGGCCCCTGCTACACGTGTGTTGGTGTGGCGGCCACCGAAAGGTGGTGGCGTCCGCGTGGGGTCCCGCCGCGGTGCGGTGCGCCTGCCCTCCAGGGGAGGGTCAGGTGGTCTTCTCCAGGTACAGCCGGTACCTGATCACACTGGTGATGATTGCATCGTTCGGGTCGGATGTTCCCCCCACCTCACGGGCCTCCCGCTTCCAGCAGTCCACGCCCGGCCCGGCGTTGAAAGCGTGGGCGTAGCCGGGGCTGCCGTCGGCGGGGCGTTCCACGACCTTCCATCCGCGGTCGGCGAGCCACTGTGCCTGTTCGTCGCCGCCGCGGCTGTCCGGCTCCCCGGGGGTAGGCCCGGACACGAAGGTGGCCTGGTAGCCGGCGACGGTGGCCTTGCCGTTGTCGGCGAGGGTGTTGTCGTCGTCGAGGCGGTCCATCGGGTCGAGGATCGTGTACGGCGGCGGCACGGGCCGGCCTGCGTCGTCCAGGGGTACGGTGCGCCGGCCCACCGGCCGTTCGGTGAGGGTTGCCAGCAGGGCCTGGAAGCCGTCGGTGACAGGAAGTCGCTCGATCATGGTCAGCTCCCGAAGATCCGGTCCAGGTCCTGGTGGAAGGCCTGCTCATACTCCGCCGATAGTTCGTTCACTGCGGGCTCCACGTGCGGGAACGGCGGCTGCCGGTAGAACCGGCCCAACGAGTCGTACATGTTCATGAACCCGAACTCGAGGCGCCTACCTTGCGGTTCACGGGTGCCGACCTCCACTCCCCCGCCGTCCGGCACGGGGAACGGCTCGGGCTTCCACGAGCCGCGGTAGTCGCCGGTGATGACGTTCGGGCCGGGCCGGCCGGACGCGTTCTCCATGATCAGGGCGCGGAGGAGGCGGCCCTGCTGCTGTACCGTCCGGTTCGTCTCCGGGCCGACACGGTCGGCTGCCTGATCCAGGCGTGAGGCGAGGTCGTCGAGGTCCATCACGGGTCACCGTGCTCGGTGATCTGGTCCAGCATCGTGATGCGGATGACGCTCAGGGTGCTGCCGACGGCCGGGTCCTGGACGCGCCACTGCCGACCGATCAGCGACACATCGCCGCCCGCGTGCACTGCGACCACCTGGACCAGCATGTCCTTCCCGGCGATGGGTGCGGTCAGCGGCGTGAACATCCGGTACCGGGAGCGGGTTTCCGACACCCACGGAAGCTGAGTGCCCGGTGTGGAGGCGGCCACGTCGTTCGTGTACGCGCTCTGCACCGCCCCGATGCCCTCGTAGACCAGGTCCCCCTCCGGGTGCTCGTACTGGCCCGTTCCCGTGTTGAAGACCGGCCGTCCAGCGGCCGGGGTGCTGATGCGGACCGTGTCCTGGAGCATCAGGCCCTCAACGACCGGGACCAGGGAGGACAGGTCAAGGCCGGCCATCAGGCCCCCCTTGCTGCGCCGCGCGCCCACTCGATGAGGGTTTCCAGCATGGCCTTCGCGGTGGCGCCCTGACCGCCGCCGTAGTCGGACCGGTTGAGGGCCTCCTGATCGAGGAGGACGGGGTCGACCTCGGCGAGGAACGCGGCCACGATCTCCCCCGGGGACCGTTCGACGCCGACGGCGACGCGGGCCAGACCCCGCCACACGACGCCTTCCGGCTGCCGGGTGTGCAGGACCAGGAGCGGCAGCATGTCCTGGATGGAGTGCTGGAGGCTGTACCCGGTGATCTGGTCGGCAGGCAGTGTGGTGCCGTCCATGACGATGGTGGCGTGACCGAGCTGAGAATCGATCCGCACACCGTGCGCCTGCGGCTGCTCCGGCGTCTCGGTCATGCGCCACCTACTTCTTCTTGCCGCCCGACCTCTTCAGGCTCGGGTACTTGGCCGTCACCGCCCGTCGCACAGCCTTCTTCTGCGACGGCGATCCGTGAGCCGACACCCTCGCCAGGGCGTTCCGAGCGTGAGGAAGATCGTCGATCCTGTACTTCTTCTGCTTCGGCAGGGCGAACTGCTTGCTGCTCATCTTCTTGCGGCCGGTCTTGGTGTTGCGGCGTGCGTTGGTCTTCTCCGACAGCTTCGACTTGCGGCTCTTGGCCATGGCCGGTTCCTTCGTCGGCGGTCGTGGGGTCGGCCGGGAAGGGGACTTGGAGCGGCACGGTGCGCTGGAACATCACGGCTTCGTTAGTGATGAAGTTCCGCTCGCGGTGTCCGTCAGAGTTCTCGTAGTACTCGTGAAAGATGATGACGTCGATCAGCCAGGGCACGCCGCCCTGGATGGTTCCGTTGGGTACGGGCAGCACGTACACGGGACGGTGCACGGCAACCAGGCGCGGGTCGATGCCGTTCGCCTTCAGCCACTCCTGAATGCGCTTCAGGCGCGGCCAGTCAGGGAGACCGTGCCCGGTATGGATGGACTGGGCTTCTGGGGGCTTCACAGTTCGGCTCCGGACATGATGTTGGTGCGTCCGATGAGGTCCATGCGGGGCAGGAGCTCGCGCTGGCAGTGGGCGTGTGCCACGGGGTGGGCGAGGGCGTCTTGGACGGTGCGCAGCGTGCGGTCGGCCCGGTCGGGGTCCCTGTGATCACGCCATCCGCAATCGGCTCCGTCACGGATCTCTACGTAGCTGATGCCGAGTTCGTCCATGGAGGTACGTGCAGCGGCGGTGTTGGCGGTGGTGACGGCCTGCCAGGTGACGGCGGCGCGTGCCCAGGCGTCGACGGGGTGGCGGGCCTGGTTGGCGTACACGACGGTGTCCAGGGGGTGCTGCTCGCGCAGCTCGGCGATGTCGAAGCGGCCGCGGCCGGCGTCGCGGGAGGCGTCCTGTGCGGCGCGCAGGAAGGCGCGGGCGCGGCGCAGGGCTTCTTGTATGCGGGCTGTGAGGTCGACGTAGTACTGGGCGGACAGGGCGGTGATGGCGGTCTGGTGCCGCTGGGTCCAGGTGAAGGTGGCCTGGCGGCGGTCGGCGTTGTCGAGGAGGGTCCAGGCGCCTTCGCGGTAGATGAGGGGGAGGTCGGTGGCGGCCCAGCGTTCGGCCCAGGCGCCGACGGTGCGCGCGAACGCAGCCAGGGAAGTGTTGAACGCGGCGATGGCAGCGCGCAGTTTGGCGCCGGTCCCGGAGGAGAATCCGGGCCGGATCCCGGCGAGTGCGTTCAGCAGCCGTGTCTGGGCGAGGGTGAGGATGGACCACGCCTTGCGGAGCCGGTCGACGGCGTCGGTGATGTAGCCGAGCAGGCGCTGGCGCAGGGTGCGGCCGCGGCGCCGTACGGGGGTGGTCATCGCCGGCGCCGTTCGACGAGTTGGAACGTGCCGAGGAGGACGGTGTCGTCGTCTCCGGTGCCGGCCGGGTCGTCGGGTGCGGGCGGCTCCCCGGACTCCAGGAGGGCGATCTGCCGCTCGATGGCCCGGATGTTTTCGGTGAACGTGACGGCGACGGCGCCGGACACGTTGACGCTGGCCGGTGACTGGATGAGGGCGGCCTTGCGTTCGTAGAGGACCTCGATGGCGACGGCGCGCGCGGTGCCGAGTCGGGTGTAGCGGGTCTCGAGGTCGGGGACGGGTGTGGCGGTGCCGAGCTGGGCGAGCAGCCAGGCTTGCACGTTGGGGTCGAGTGCCACGGCTGTCCTCCTGGGGGCGTGGGTGAGGGAAGGGTGGGTGCGGGTGCGGGCCCGTCGGTTGGCGCCCCCACCACGTGGCGGGCCCGCACGCC